TCTTAAAGACTTATTGATCCTTGAGTTAGGATCATTAGCAGTCTTTGCACTTGTTAGTTTTTTCTTCATCCCACTCATTCTACTGCAGAAACTTTTTCTTCTCTTGGCAGATTTACTATCAGGATCAAGTTTTGAAGGTTTGGTAGTTACAGCTGTCTTAAGTTTACTGCCAGGATTAGCTGCTCTATAACTTGCTACACCTTTAGCATTAAGACCTCCTGACTCAGACTTTCCTTCCTTGCGTGTCCATGCAGGAGTAGAGCCTCCCTTTTTCATTTTAGGAGTCTTACCAGCTTTCTTCATAGAGATAGCTATTGCTGCTTGTTGTGCTTTACTCTTTGCCATGGTTATACTTTCTTAACTCTTCTTCCCATACCCACTTTAGACTTCTCAGCTTTTTTAGCAGCTAGTTTAGAAGGAGTTAGTTCATACTTTGTTTTAGGAGTATCTTTTGATACTCTCTTGGTAGGCCGGCAGTATTCATTTTTACCACCGGCCCCACAAGGTTTACCAGATTTTGTATCTTGCCATTTCTCTGCTTGCCATCTTTTTAGTTCAGTACCTTTCTCAGTCTTTCTTACTTGTCCTTTACCTTTACGACATTTGGCAATAGCTTGAGAAGCCCTTGCTGAAGGGAACACTGCATACCGTGCTTTGACACTATGATAACAAGAATCCTTTGGCATTATTTCTTTTTCATTTTTGTTAGGGACATGCCGTATTTAGCTTTAGGTGTAGCTTTTTTAGATTTAGATACTGAAACACCTTTCTTATACATTGTTCCACCTTTTTGCATATAATCTGACTCCATGTCATTACCTTTTAAGGAACGGCCTCTAAGAGTTGCTATTTTTTTATCAGCTTTTTCTTTTTTCTTCATGTCCCCAGACATGGTAGCCTCTTTCTTTTTATTGTAGAGTCTATCAATTCTTTTCTCTCTTAGAGCATCAATTATCTTTCCCATAACAATTGTTTTAGCATTCTGTTAATTATTCTATCATTTAGATTTTTTAACTATATCTTTTTCATATGATTTATTAACAGTAACTTTTGAGTTAGAAGTTTTAGGATTTTTAACAGGAGTTTCTGGAAGTCGATAAGGATTTTCTGGTCTTTTAACAGAACTTTTTTTTACCATCATTCCTTTTTGAGCTTTAGGTAAAGCAGTTTTAGGTGCTTTAGAAATCCCACCTGTTTTACCTTTAGGGTTTTTACTAGCTGACATAAGTTTTTTAGACTTAGTCTTTGTTACATTTGTAGTTGCCATTTTATTTTAAATTTAAGTGTTCCAATACTTTTCACAAGACAGGATTAAGTCTTTCAGAATATCTTCATTTAAAGGATTCTTTAAGTGTTCAATTACATCAGATACATTTCTACCTAGCAAGCTGTTTGTCTTAGCATGGTAAATATATCCATCTGCCTTATTAATAATATACTTAAAAAAACTGGAATCACGAACAATTGACTTAATTTTTAATGATTCCATGTCAAGATTAACTGCATCAATAAATGTTTTTGCAGCTCTTTCCTTATTACTTTCAGCACCTTCACCAGCAATATATCTATCCATATTTTCATAGATTACATCTAATGGAGTAGACTTTCTGTATTGAGAACTATTTGCATCTACTACTTTAGCAATATAGAATAGTTTAGTACTGTTTTTATCATATAGTTTCTGTAATTCTGAGTAGGCTTTGTTACGAAGCTTCTTGTACTCCGTTCTAACCATTACAGTTTCTTGTTCTTTATCAAGATAAAATTTAGGTGGAACTGCTTTTGATCTTGCATCATCATATGATTTTGCAATCATTGCAAATCCTCCTGCTTCAATAGCATGAAGTTTGATTCTATCAAATGGTTTAGTTGGATCTAGATAGACTGGTTCATTTCCACATGCCATATCAATCTTATTCCAGAATTCTTTATTATCTGGCTTTAGAAGTTTTACTTTATTCCAGAAATCATTATCATCCGGATCAATAATATTTGCTGCTAATTCTTTCTCTAGTTCAGCAACTGAATTTCTTATTTCTCTTACACGAGCTTCTCTTTCTTCTGGATTAAGTAATTTAATTTCAGGAGCAAACTCATTTAAACCAGTTACATATCTGATAACTCCATTGAGTTCTAAACATGCTAATTGTTCATTATGAGTAACTCCGTCAAAAAGACTCATACCATACTCTTCCAAGCCCATATTAGTAGCTTGTTTGTCAAAGTAAGGTCTAACAGCAATATTTGTTTTCTTAATGCTACCTACCCCTACTTCTACCATTGTAAATTGTGTTTCCATTTTTTGTTGGTTTTATTTGTTGGTTTTTATTTATGATAAAAAAGAGAGAGCATCACTAATGACACTCTCTCCATTTTGATATATTAGAATGATCCACCTGTAATTGGGTTTCTCATAACAATCTTAAGGACTTTAGTTGGATCCTTAACCCAGATAGCTGGCATTGTTTGAGACATCATTACACGGTATCCATTGAATTGTCCAGAAGACTGGAATCCTTGAGTACGTCCCATGTAATCCATAGTACCGTTTTGATACCACCATTTCAATTGATTATCCCAAGACAACTTCAATAGGAAGATATTGTCATTAGTGTTATCAGTGATATCAAAGATAATGAATGAGTAAGAAGATAATGGGAAACCATCAATGATTGGGTTCTCAATATCGTTAGTATGAACATTGTCAAATGCTGGGTTCAATACAAACTTAACATTTGCCAAGAATGGAATTACATATGAAGTATAAGCAAATCCAAAGTTCAAGTCCATACCTTTACCGGTGATTGCACCAATATCAGCAGCCTGAATCAATAGACCAGAAGCAACTGCTTCTCTCTTAATAGCTTCATTTACCATTCTCATTCCACCCATACCAGTTTGAACTACTAGTGAACGCTTAGGATCTGGACCTTGGAACTCAACCTTACCATTGAAGAAGTTGTAGATTTCTCCACGGAACAAATCCAATGTAAAGTTATTCTTGTTGTATACTCTTTTGAAAGAGTTATCCAACTGTCTCCAAAGACCGACAGACAATCTGATATCATCTGGACCATCTTGACGAACTCTACCTCCTTGTCCCCACATCAAGTAAGTCTCAATGTCAGTAGCAATTTTAGTCAAGTGAGCTGCTTCCATTTGAGTCAAGAAAGTTCTAGAAAGATCTCCATTGTCAAATGCTCTTTTCACCTTGTCTTTACCCATGATCTTAATCATGTCTTCCAAAGAAGTAATAGATGGATCATTATTTTTGTCAAATGATCTCCAGATTTCAGTTACAGGAACTGTACCATCTGCATTCATTCCTCCTTTGATCATCAAGTCAGCACGAGATGAAATAGAGTAATGTACGTGAGCTTCAGCACCACCTACATAGTTGTAGAATTCACGGAAACCAGTTCTTGTTGTGATATCAGAGAATCTTTCTCCATATTCTCCACGAGCAGAACCTTTTCTGAAAACTTTAGTACCGTTAGCCAAATACTTTGAATCAAGGTATTTATAGTTATCATTGTTTACTAACTGTACAGTGTAGATGAATCCATCTCCCATTGGAAGAATATCTTCATCTGTAATGTACATCTCAACACCATTGTACTTGTCATAAGTGATGATATCACCATGACCAAACTCACGTCTGCTCAATTTGATGCGGAATGTAGTACCATCTACACCCTTAAATGTGGTGTTTGGTTCAATATCCTCAACAATGAAAGGAAGATCTACAGATACAGGAGTTTGCCATCTGTACTCTCCACGAGCATTGTCAACCATGATTACATTTTTACCACCAAATGAAGACATTTGATAAAGTGGCATTTCAACTTTTTGAGCCATAGCCCATAGATCCACTGGACCAAGATCCATTGGTTCAGCATCTTTCAGCATGTTTACCAAGTGGTAAGAATCCACATGGGAACTTGCATTGTAAGCGGTATCCCGGAGGAATATACCATTGTTTAAAACTGGAGTTGCCATTTGTTATTTGTTTTTAATTGTTACTATTTATTAAAATCTTCTAAACATACTGTTTTTAGAAAGTTTTCTTGGTTCATTTCTAGAAGGAGTTCTTCCAGGTTGATCATCATACTGTGTATTAATTGAAGAAGTCATTTTTCTTGACTCTTCAGTTTTTAACTGTCTGACAGTTTTTTCTACTGCTTGTTTACTTCCTTGTTCTCTTACTTTAGTTTTATATCCATTTGGATCTGCAAGTAACCATAATGCTTCAGCAATAAGGTCATGTCTTGGTTCTACAAATTGATACTTCTCTAGTAAGTGGCCGAGTAAATTGGTTGGTTTTCCTGAAATAGATGGGTAGTTTGGTTGTACTAGTCCGGAGAATAATAAACCTTGAACTTTCTTATCCAATTTAAGACCTCCAATATTTCCTGTAGCAAGAGTATTGTAAACATTTTCTTGATATGCTTTAGCTTGTTCTGCTTGCATATTTTTTCTATGTTCTTGCTCTGCTAATTGTCTTGCAACAATTTCTTCTTGCATTGCATCCAACTTTGGTTTGAATTGATTAGCTTTTTGTTCTAGTCTATTCAAATCTTTCCAATCTTGAATTTCAGCTTCAATTTCTTCAGGAGTTCCAAATTGAGTTGCATACAAGTATTGTCTTGCAATTTCTGCTTGATCATACTCATCAGTTGGATCAAGTTGTCTCATTTCTTCTACATGAGCAAGAGTTCTAAATAAACCTTTAAGATCTTGCCCACCATCTGCAACATATTTAGCAGCTACTTGAAGTTCTTCTGGTAATGCTTCAAAAAACTCTCTTGGAGTATTTTGTCTAATTTGATTTTCTCTTTCTTGGAAGTTTGCTTCAAATAACTCTCTGAAGTCTTTAGTAGTATATTCCTCCAATGGTTTGTCATCATCAAAAGGAATAAGTGTACCTTCCTCAATCATCTTAGTTGCAAGATCAGCAAGACCTGATTTATCAACCTTTGGTCTTCCTTTATTACCAGCTTCTTCTTCTTGAGAAATAAGATTATCAAGTTCATTAATTGTTTCTTGAACTTCTACTTCTTTCTCTTGAGCCTGTTGTCTTTCTTCTACAGAAGCAGTAGGATTGTCAAAGAACGTGGTATCAACTGTTTCTTTATGAAACATTGACTTTGGTTTTTCTTCTTGGTCTTGTGGAAGCATTACACTATCTGCTCCCGGCATACCAAAAATCTCATCAATATTTACATCTACCTGTTCTACCGTTGTAGAATCTTGAACCTGGTTTTCCAGGTTAGTATTATCATTTGTCATGTTGTTGGTTTTTTATGTTATACTTTAATATACAAAATAAACTTGAAAAATTTAAAAGATTGAGAAAAAAAATTGTAATATATAGCTAACTGTTATTTTTCTTTCTTAGGATTTACATCAAATTTGTTTTTGTTTTCTCTTGCAATTTGTAATTGTTTGTCTGCAATTTCTTTCTGAGCTTGAATTTTCTCACGTTCTAATTGACTTTTTTGAGATTCAATAGTCATTCTGTTTGCTTCTTTTTCTCTTTGAAGACCGGTTTGTTCCTGATATTGTTCAGTATCTCTGATTTCTTTTATAGCTTCTTTAAAGTCAGATTCTTGATTTTGATTTATATCAGCCATAGATCCATAACCGGCTGCTCTAATTTCTGCAACTAAGATATCTCTTTGTCTATCTTTTTCTTTTTCAGCAGCTTCTGCATTAATCTTCATCTGCTCAATCTCTTGTTGTTTTTGAAGAGCTTGATCTTGCATTTGCTGTTGTTGTTGCATTTCTTGTTGTTTCTGAGCTTGTAGTTTTTGTTCAGAATCTTTTAATACTGAATTTAATGAAGCAACTGAATCTGACTGAATAACTTTACCAAGATCATAGATACTTGCACCAGTAGTATTATTTTGTACAGCCATTTGTTTTAACTGCTCAAGGATAGCTCTATGGTTAGCATTAGTACTTACAGCAATGTTAAGATCTCTAAGTAAAAGGTCTGTTCCATTAATCTCAAAGTTTACCTTCTCATCTGCTGAAGTAACATAAGTTAATCTTGCTGATGGTTTAGTACTGTGATAGTATTGTGCTAAGTCAGTTCTCATTTGATGAACTCTCGGCATTAAGTAATCACAGTGTTGTATAAAGAACATTTCTGTTTGAGCATATGATGCTTGCATTGCTTGCTCTACTCCAGTAGCAGTTGTCTGAGATAACTGTTGTCCCATTCTTTGTGGGTTTACACCAATTACTTCATAAGCCTGTTGTTTAAAATAATTAGCCAATTGAATTCTAGACATTAATCTATTTGTCTGTTCTAGATCAAGTTTTTGGAAATGATTGAAGTTTAATGCATTTTCTGTGTTTGTAATAGAAGTATCCAATGGTAACATCTGGAAGTTCTTCATTGCAACATATGCTTTGGCTAAGTTTCCTTTACCCCAATCTTCTCCTAATGCGTGTCTAGGTAATGAGTTTTGATCAAGCAAGATTACAGTACCAAGTTCATCTACTAGTATATCTGCAATCTGGTTATTGACAATGTTATAACCAATCTGGTATGGCTTCATTAAATCAATTAAGGCAGTAGACTTAGTATTTCTATCAGAAAACACTGATCCTTCTACAGGAAGTTTACATCCATACAAACTTGAGTCACCTTTAAACTGAAACTTAAGTGGTCCAATGTGGTTTCTATTTACTCCAATATATATTGGTGAGAATCCACCTGGATTATTCATACCCCAGAATGAAGGTACATTTGGCCCAATTTTAACACCACCCCAAGTTTCATTAATCCAAATCCAATCTATATGTTCTCCAAATAATAAATTGTCTTTGTTTTTATTTTTGAAAAGTCGAGTATCATAAATTGGTTTATCTGTAATTGTGTAATCTTCAGATACTATTTCATTTGTAACCTCACCTTCTTCTGTAATCTTAGTTAAGTGACCAATTTTTTTCTGAGATTTCCAATATGCTGTAGTTACTCTAAGTAAGTATGCAGTACCTTGATCATAGTAATCTTCTCCTTCAGCAAGAATCTGAGCAATTACATCAGCACCATCTAACACATTACCGGACATAAATGATGTATATTGTCTATATGCTAATGAAGGCATATTGACATTCCATTCATGAGACTTAGTACCATCATAAAAACTACCATCATTTTGTAAACCACCTATGTTGTATCCGGCAGATCTAATAGGATATACTGATTCAAGAGCTTCATGTTGTTCTTGTGTAAGTAAGTGACCATATTTGTCAATCACATCAGAAACGGTAAACATATCGGTTTTACCTACCCAGTTACCCTGAGATATGTATCTAATATCTGGTGACTTATGGTAGAAGGTAAGAACCGGATTCCATAATTCTACATCATAGTCATCCTCCATCATATGAAAATGCCAGAATTCTCTGTCTGTAATTAACATATCACGGAATGCTCTTTCTTCTAATTCATCCATTCTGAATCTTTCAACATCAACTTTATGCTGATGCTCTGCCCATTGTTCTACCATAGAACGGTAATCTTTCTTAAAGAACTGTTCAATTTCAGGTAAGGACTTGATATTTTCTGGGGACATCTGTTGTTGAGCCTCTTCAGAATTAGGATCTAAACCTTGTTCTAGCATAGCTGCCAACATTTTAGTTGAAGCATCTGCCATCAATGTTTGCTCTACTTGAGCTCTTTTCTGTTCTAACATCTCATTATATGAGAAGTCATCAACAGCTCTATATGTTAATCTTGTAGATCTTTTTGCAAATTCAGCTACTAGAACATTAACAACATTTGGAATAATTGGATAAAACTTTAGCTCTAATGCAGAAACATCTTCTTTTGTAAGAATTTCAACAACATCTCTGTACTCATTGTCTTCTTCTATAATGTAGTCTGATCTATCAATGATACCTTTAGCAAGCTTATAGTTTTTCATTAATCTTCTAGCATTCCTACGGATTTGTTTTAACCCTTGCCACTCCAACCAGTCAAGATTCCAAGCAGCCCATTCTTCAGTTTTATCTTTCTTAGGCAAAAACTGTAAAGGTTGGGTAATACTACCTAACCTATTCTGTTGTGTTTTAGCTCCCTTCTTAAGTTGTAATGCGTTGTATACTTGCATAACTTATTATTTAATATTTTTGAAAGCAGATCTTTTTAACCCACTACTCATAGATTTCATTCCCTGGCCCATATGTCTAAACGGGCTCTTATTTAATTTAAACAAATTTTCTGACTTTTGCAAGTTTTTAGCCGTATCATCCATGATTGTTCTCTTTGTATATCCTCTGTTAGATTCTTGAATTTTCATAAATGAAACCAGTGCTGCAAAAGAAACTAGTCTATCCACGTTAACCCCATCAGCATATTCTCTCATTTCTTTAATTAACATAGGATCCGGAATTCTTTCAATTCCATAGGTTGTCCTTACTACAGTACCGTCAGCTTTTAATTCTTGATCTAATTCTTCTTTACAATATTCAATAGCATAACTTAGAAGATGTGCTTTAAATAAAGTTCCTGTGTTTTTCCAACCATACTCTTGGAATACATTAGCATTTGCACCTAGATCTTTCAAGAACATAATCTGGCTCTTAGGTACCAAGTATCTTTGTTTTCTTCTAGATATCATGTATTGAATAAATAATGATATGTTGTTTTCTACAAGTGCCCATGCATTATACCACTCAATAATAAGTTCTAGTTGTCTATGAGTTTGATTGATATCATCATATCTACCACACCATGCCGCTACAATTTTACCTTGTTCAATATAAGTTTCTGTTTCTGTACCGGTAACTTTGGTAACTTCAATAGGAGACTTCATGATGTAGATAGAGCAGAGAGATTCCGAAGTTGTAGTTTTACCTTCACCCACCGGGTCAATAGATGCATAGTACATTCCAAATGTAGGATCTGCTACTGGCCTTTCCCATACAACAAGACATCCTGTTTTATCTTCAGTCTTTTTGTTTATTGGAAACTCCATAATAGGTCTTTTGTTACTTTTAGTAACTACTGGTTTTCCATTTACATCAGGAGAAATATCTAGATACTCATATCCATATTCTTTATCTTCTATTCTTCTTTCTTGTGCAGCAAGAAGATGTGTAGGAAACACAGATACTGTTCTGTGATCAAATGCTTCTTTAATATTTCTTGGATGCTGAGAAATTCTTAACTGATATTCCTCCGGAGCAAGTTCTTCTTTCCACTGTTTGAACTGTTTATCAAGTGCCTCTAATGCTTCTTTTACAAGTGAATTACCAAAATCATCTATGTATGGAGGCATGGACCACTGTTCAGGAATAAATAAACCTGAGAGACCTGGAGTACCTTTATCATCAATAAGATCTGTCTCTACAGCATAAATATCTTTAGCTGTAGGATTAAGAATCATGTCTTTTAATGGAAGACATTGTGACAAGTCACCCACAGATCCTGCAGCAATAAACATTCCGGTTGTAATCAAACCAGATCTCA